AAATAATAATTTCAACAATTCAACATAAACCTTACATGTCGGAGGGTGTTGGAAGTTGGGGAAATGGTTACTTAGAAATTCCGAGAGACCATTATTTATTAATGTGTTATAAAATTGCTGAGGGGGATTTTAACCCCTACCACATTTGGTTTAATAATAAATCAAAAGCATTGAGAGTAAAAAAATTAATTTCTAAATTATGAAATCACTAAAAAAACTATTAACAAAAATTATTTTAAATGATACTTTTATAAAATTATTTGTATATCTGTCGGCATTTGTGCTGACAATTTTATTAAGTATCGAACTATAAAAATTAAAACAATGAATGCAATTAAAGTAAGACAAATGAAGTCATTAAAATCATACAATCCTGTTCCAAATCAATTTGAAATACACACAAAAAAATATGTTTATTTTCAAAGCTATCAAACAATAATAGCAAGAACTCAAAAGGGATTTTTAGGCAAGACAACACTTGACAAAAATTATTGGGATTATTCAGCAACCACGTTAAAATATCTAAAATCATTTTTAGGCACTAACAAAAGCAAGAAAGAAATTGAAAAAGATATTAAGACAGGGGTTTACAAATTGTCAAATTTAAATTAAAAGAGGGGGAGCAATTAGCTCCCTTTTTTTTTGCTTCAAAGCTATTAATTTAACATAATATTAATTATAGTGCATTTAATATTAATTAAAATTTATTAATGATTTAAGCACGTTTTTTAAATATTATTTCATAGCTGAAAAAATCTAACTCATTGGAAATCAAGAAAAAAAGATTAATTAAACTAAATTTTTTTTATTATTCGCTTAAAACCCATCCATAAGACACCCACAGAAGCAATTTAAACGCTATTTAAGAGCATATTAATTTAATTTGGTATATATACCCCATTTTTGTAGTATAACGCCTTAGAAACGCTTAAAATAAGTGAGTATGCGTGTTTTCAATCGTGTTTCCTTTATTACCCCACTCTCTCTACAAACCATAACTTCCATCTGACACTTGTCAATTCAATGTGAATTCAATACCTTTATGAATCTAATGGGTAGTTTATATTACACAAATATTGCACATTCAGTTAATGCCATAGGTTTTTGCGTAGAGAGAAACATAAAAGTATATGCTGTGCCAAAGAACGATAAAGAATACTGGGTAGAAGTAAACAACAATGGTAATATAACTAGAAGTCCTGTTACTTATGGCAAAAAAGAATGGAGTGAGAAAATATATGAATTATATGTTTACTACTACAATAAATTATCTCCAGATGCCAAATAGTCAGAATATATATGTTATATATATAATACATAGTGTACTACTTACTTTATGTAATATAGTACATAGTGTAATACTTACATTGTGTAATATAGTACATAGTGTATTACATATATGTAACATACATAAATATAACATATTCTACCTGACAAATATTCAGTTGAGTATGTTGAGATACAGAATTAAACTAAAATATTAATTATTATATGGCAAGAAAAAGAATAGAATTAGAAGTGCCAACAACTCTTGCAGACATTAAGTTGTGGCAATATCAAAAATATATGAAAGTTGTGGATGCTCACAAAGACGCAGAACAAACTGATGAGTTAAATAACTTTCTAAATATGAAGCTCGTTGAAATATTTTGTAACGTAAGCTTAAAAGATGTTTCTAAAATATCAATAAGAGGTTATAAAAGAATATTAGATATACTTAACAAAGCGTTTGAAGAGAAACCTAAGTTAGTGCAGAGGTTTGAATTAGAAGGAGTAGATATGGGCTTTATACCAAAACTTGATGATATTAGTTTAGGAGAATACATTGACATAGAAACTAACTTATCTGATTGGCAAAAAATACATAAAGCGATGGCTGTATTATACAGACCAGTTAATTTTAAGTTAGGTGACAAATACGGAATAGCACCATACGAAGTAAAAGAAGAAGTGCAAGAAATAATGAAAGAGATGCCAATGAACGTAGTAATAAGTTCAATGGTTTTTTTTTACGATTTAGGGAAGGTATTACTGGGAGCTATACCGAGATATTTGGAGAAGAATCTCACGAGTTCACAGATTTATCAGCTAGAGCAACATTTGCAAAAAAGTGGGGGTGGTATCAATCAATCTATGCACTCGCTAAAGGCGATGTCACAAACTTTGACCAAGTTACAAGATTACCACTTTTTCAATGTTTAAATTATTTGGCATTTGAGAAAGAAAAAATAGAAATAGAGAATCAAGAAATAAAAAAGGCATATAAAACATGACAACATATTACGACATACTAGATACGCTTAAAACATATCTTCAAGGTAATTCTAATATTAATACAGTTACATCAGGAGATATATTTGAAGTAGATTTAGCTAAACAAAGTATTTTTCCTTTGGCACATATCATAGTAAACAACTGCACATTTCAAGACCATGTAGTTGTATTTAACTTACAGATTATTTGTATGGATGTTGTGCATGACACGAATGAAGACCCAAAAGCACAAGACAACTATTTTCATGGCATAAATAATAAACAAGACATACAAAACACAATGTTTTTTGTAATCAATGGATTGCAAAGTGCCATGAGAAGAGGAGAATTATTTAGTAATTTATATCAAATAGAATCTGATTTTACAGCTAATGTATTTGAAGATAGATTTGAGAATCTACTTGCTGGATGGTCAATGGAGTTTGATGTAATTGTGCCAAACAATCAAATATCAGATATTAATGCTAACGGACAGTCACCTTGCTAATGAGTTTAAAGTTTAAAAATACTGAAGCATATTTAACTAATTATACAAAGAAATTACTTGTATTAACAAGACAAGAAATATTAGCACCACAAAAAAGAACATATAGAAGTAAATTATTTGGCAATAGAACAATTAATGCACCTATAAATTCTAGTGGAGATTTAAGAAATAGTTTAAGGTTAAAGAAGAAACTAAAAAACATAGTTAGCGAAAAAGGATTTAGAGCAACTCAATCATTTAGAATAGTTGGTAATTCTTATGGTGAAATATTAGATGAAGGTGCTACACCAGAAAAAGCTAAAGCTACAGTTGCAGGTTTAGAAAAGTGGATTACAAATAAACCTGTAACCTTAGAAAAAATAAAAGATAAAACTAAAGTGGCTGAATACATGAAAAGAAAAATAGATAGATATGGTATTCAAGGAACAGGGTTTTTACAGAAAGTTGTAGATAAACAATTTAATAGTGTATTAGGAGTTTTGCCAAGTTTAGTAAAAGATATAGAATTAAACCTAGAAGACATATTCGTTACTTTAGGTTGGGATAAAAAAGGTCAAGACACATTTGTAAGAAAAATATAATATGAGCACAATAATCAACACAAGAAGTCCTTACTATTTTAAAGTACATAATTCAAGCTTATATAAAGCAAAGCTTCAATTATATGTTTGGACAGGAGTAACAGGAGATAAGGACTTAAATACAGATTTAAGATACACAATCAGTAAACAAGAAATAGGAACAAATAATTTTGTAGTATTTGAATTAAGTCAGCTTATAAGAGATTATATGGAAACAGAGTATAATGATTATGCTACAGATACTTTATGGATTGATGCCACAGTTACAATATATGATTCAGCAGGTGCTGTAGTACAAGTAGGAGGTCAAAACACAACAACTACTTCATTCTTGGCAATAGATGGTTATGGTTACTTTGAAGATGGTATAAATCCTAGAAGCACAGAGTTTACTACTCCTATGGTATTACAAGATAATACAACTGTTTATTATTATGATGGACAAGATATAAAAATACCTGTATATGCAGAAGCAGAAACAATTACAGCAACACTAAGTTCTTCTGCTGGTGCTGATGTGAATTGGGAAGCTGCTGATGACTTCTGGGATACTTATGATGTAACTTGGGGTTCTGGTCAAACACCAGTAACTATAACAGATAACGGAAATACTGACCAAAAAATACAGTATGTAATTATTACGGATACTGAAGATTTAAATGATGGTGATTATGTTACGTTTTCTAGTGATAGTACAGATTATCCAGATGACGTAGTTATTACACTCAAAAAAGTAAACGAGTGTAAATTTTCTCCATTAAACATAATATTCTACAATAAGTATGGAGCATTACAGAATCTATGGTTCTTTAAGAAATCTATGACAGATATTAATGTTAAATCTGAGCAGTTTAAAAATAACATATTAGATTTAGAAACAGGTGCTACAGCTCCTTCTTATGCAGTAACTAAACATGAAGAGAAAAAGTTTTTAGTAAATGCAAGAGAATCTATTACTGTAAATACAGGGTTCTATCCTGAAGACCATAATGAAATCGTTAGACAAAAGATGTTAGCAGAACAGGTATGGGTAGATGATACTTCAACAGTATTACCAGTAAACCTAAAATCTAATTCATTAAGATTCAAAAAATCAGTTAATGATAAATTAATATCATATACAGTTCAATTTGATTATGCGTTTGACAAAATAAATAATATATCTTAATGCAAGAAATAGTTTTATATATAAAAGATACTGATGGCAATTATCAACAAGCAGAAATGTTTGGAGATGAGAATGTAACGATAACATCTAAAATACAGGATGTAAGAGATATAGGTGCTGTATTTACAGATTACTCACAAAGTTTCTCTTTACCAGCATCTAAAACAAATAATAAAATATTTAAACATTGGTATAATTATAATATTGATGATGGATTTGATACTAGAATAAAAGTAGATGCACTTATAGAAATAGACCACTTACCATTTAGAAGAGGTAAGATTGCATTAAGAAATGTAAAGATGAAAGACAATCAAGCGTCTTCTTATTCTGTAGTATTTTTTGGCAATACTGTTAGATTAAAAGATTTGATGGGGGATGATGAATTAAAAGATTTGCCATACTTAGACAACTATAATCATAGTTATACAGCAGGGCAAGTATATGATGGTTTAACAGAAGGATTAAATGAAAACTCTGTAGCAGATTCAATTATATATCCATTAATTACTCACACTAAAAGATTATACTTTGATTCTACTGATTATAAAATAAATGGAGGTTTTATTGGTCATTATGGTACAAGTGGTACTGCTGCTACAGGAACGTCTGAATTAAGTGATTCTTCGGCTACTTTCACAAGTACAATTAACGAAGTTACACCTCCAGTTGCTGTAGGAGATTTTGTATATAATTTTACAGATGATACATTTGCACTTGTAACACAAGTAAATTCTGCAACAAAATTAATATTAGACAAAGAGATATTTGACGGAGCAAGTTCTACTTATTATATATTTCAGAACATACAATACTCTGGAAACTTATTTAGAGATGGCTATCAAAAGTCAAGAGGATTATCTTACATAGACATTAAACCAGCTATACTTTGTAGTGAAATAATTAAAGCCATAGAAAATAAATATGATATAGAATTTACTACTGACTTTATATCTACAGATGCTTTTTCTAATTTATATATGTGGTTGCACAGAAATAAAGGAACATTAAATTCTGGTAGAGAAGATGAAGAAACTAAGATAATAGGAGATTGGACTTACTCTACAGGAGATGATATATTTGATATTGAAAGTGGAGATGACCCTCAAAATAACGGAACAAACTGGATAGTAAATGTTGCAGGAGAAAGCAGAGAAATTTATAGTGCGGTTTTAACTGTAACGCCATCAAGTGAATATACAGATATAAAATACAAGATAGAAGCTGTAGATTCAATATCTGGTGAAATATTAGCTGCTAAAGATAATTTAGAAGGAACAAATACTCTATCTTTTGTATTAGAAGTAGAAGAACCTGAGCCAATCACTTATTATGATATTACTTGGCAAGTAACGTCTGTTGGCACGTTAGAGTTTGTGCCATCTCTTACATTAACTTATGAGGAAGTGGATGATGGTTCTACAACAACACAAACAGGAACTTATGTAAGTTCTCCTGCCACTCTTACAACCTTAACAGAAATTATCGTAAAGAATCAAGTGCCAAAAATAAAATGTATTGACTTTCTTACTGGGCTATTTAAAATGTTTAATCTAACTGCATATTATATAGATGATGTAGGAGATGCAGATTTTGGTAAAATAAAACTGCAAACATTAGATGATTTTTATGCTGATGCAATAAATAATCCATCAGGAGGAAGATATGATATAAGTAAACATATAGACATTACAAATAGTGAGGTTGAAGCTGCTATAAATTATAACAGAGTTGAGTTTAAATATCAAGAACCTTCAACTATAGTGGCACAAAATCATGAAGAAAGATTTAATCAAGTATTTGGAGATGAGTATTTTGAATTAACAAGTATTGATAAGTCAGAGATTTACGATATAGAATTGCCTTTTGAACACATGAAGTTCGAAAGATTATTTGACCAAAATGTAAGTTTAAGAGCCACAGGAACTACGACAAGTGCAGCAACAGATAAATTAATTGATTCTACAGCAAGTTTTACAACAACTGTAAAGGTTGGAGATTTAGTTAAGAGAAGTTCTAATGACACAAGAGCTACAATAACAGCAATAGATAGCGATACTCAATTAAGTTTATCAGATGACATTATGGGTGCATCTACTGATTATGATATTGAAAATGAAGATAGATTAACAGAAATATTATATGGTTATTCTGCTGATGGAGAATTTACTTCTGATATTGATGTAAATCCAGCTACAGGAAATTATGACCCTGTATTAACTAAACCATTATTGTTTTATGGGATATTAGAAACAATTAGTGATGGTCAAAAGAATATAAATTGGATTGATGTAGATAGCGATTCTAATCCTGCACCAAATAACATACAAGCATATTTTAGACCATCTAACACTAATTCTACTGGCACTTCTACTATATTCCCTGATTATACATTAAACTTTGATAATGAAGTAGATGAATGGACTTTAACTGATTATGATGGTAATTCTAATTCATTATTTAGAAACTTTTGGGCTAACTACATAAAAGATTTGTTTAGTCAAAAGAAAAGAATATTTAAAATATCTGCTTACTTACCAACAGATATATTAATCAATTATAGATTAAATGACAAGCTTGTAATACAAGACAGAGAGTTTTTGATTAATTCTATAAAGACAAATTTAATGACAGAGAGAAGTGAATTGGAGCTAGTGAATGAAACTGAAAAAACATATTATGAAATACAGTTACGTTATGATTTCTCTGGTAACAATTGTGGTTCTGGAACATTAGTCACAGTATATTCTGATGTACCTGCTGTTTCATTTGGTTCTGAAACAACTGGTAAAATATATAGTAATAAAGGATTAAGTATATATGCACCTAATGGAAAATATAGTAACGGAACAAATTACGATACATGGTATGCAGATGGTAATACACCTACTACTCCTTCCCTTAGAGAACAAGGATGGTGGGAATCAGAATATGATGAATCAGTTACTTATCCATTAATTTGTGGAGGAGGAAGTTAAAATATAAATTATGATAAAGAATATAATAGATTTACTAAACGCTTCTGATTGGTACGGAGAAGATGAATTAATTGAGATTGCCAAAGGTAAATACGCAGGAGTTCGTGATTATAAGGAAATGAAAGAACAATTAAAACGATTAAAGTATGGCAAGTAAAAAGATACTTATACAAGTTGATGTAACAACCAAAGCTGCTGAAGTTCAGATTAAAAATGTAGCAAAATCAATGAATGATTTGGAGGGAGCTACAGCAAAATTTACTGAAACAACCAAAAAGAGTAGAGCTCAGTCAGGACTTAACAATGCTATATTAATTGAATCAGGTCGTTTTGCATCAGATTTAAGGTTTGGGTTTACTGCTGTAGCAAACAACTTAGGTAGAATAATTGAATTAGGTCAGGAATTTAGTCGTACTGAAGGAGGAGGTTTAATACCTGCTCTTAGAAGAATATTTACAGTACAAGGATTACTTTTAATAGGGTTTCAATTAGTAGTTGCTTATGGTGATAAAATATTTAATTTCTTTAGAGGAGTTACAGAAGAAGCTCAAAAAGCTGCAAAAGCACAAGAAGAACTAAATAAACAATTAGATGAACTAGGAGCAAGAGTATTCTTAATGCAAGATTATGTTGATGTTATAGAAAATGCAAATACTACTGAAGAAACTAGAAAAAATCTAACACAAGAACTTATAAATTTAGTACCACAACTTGAAGAAGAAGATTTTAAATATGGTCAGAATTTAGATAATGTTAGAAAAAAAATAGAAGATTATGCCTTATCTCAAGCAACAAGAATAGAGATAGACAGATTGGTACAAGAAAATTCAGAAGTTTTAGCAAATGCTGCAGCAGTTAGAAGAATATCTGAAATAGATGACGAACAGGAAAGGGCAAATGAAATGAGAAAATTCCTTGAGAGAGAAGGAATGGATGTTGATGCAAGAATAAGAGAAAGAAGATATGGTACGCAATCTATAATAGAATCAGAAATAGAAGCAATATATAGTTTATTTTCATTACAAACTACTGCTTCAGTATTAGCTGCACAGGATGTTGAGAAAAAATTAGATGTATTGTATAGTAATATAAGGTCAAGAAATTTAAAGCAAACAGAAACAGAAAAGAAAAATACAGAAGATAATTTTAAGATTAGAGAAGTTGATTTTACAAAAGGCAATATAAGGATGCAAAATCTAGCCAATAGATTTGGTGCAAAAGCTATAGAAAATCAATTTGATAGAAATCAAGCTGAATTAGAAGCACAAAGAGATTTTTATTTTAATCAAATAGACCAAACTCTTGCTCTAGAAACTGAAAAAGAAAGGGCTAGATATGAAGTAAATAAATATTTTAGCGAACAGATTATAAAAAATCAAGAAGCTGAAGCTGAAGCTAGAAAACAAATTACACTAGGAATTGTTTCTACTTATGCAAAAGCTCTTGGTAGTTTATCTCAATTATTAGGCAAAAATACTGCTGCTGGTAAAGTAGCTGCTCTTGGTGAAATTGCTGCTGGTACTGCTGTAGGATTTATACAAGCATTAGATATAGCACAAAAAGCTGCTAAAGGAACTGGACCTTTAGCTTCATTAGCTTTTCCAGTTTTTTATGCTAGTCAAGTTGCTGCTGTATTAGGAGCTGCTGCTCAAGCAAAACAAGTTTTAGAATCAGGAAGACCTACAAGCTCAAGACCATCTGGAGTATCATCTGGACCTGCATCAAGTATCACAACAGAAGCACCTGACTTTAATGTAGTAGGAATAGGAGGGGTAAGTCAATTAGGTCAAGCTATAGGAGCTCAATTTGGACAACCATTAAGAGCTTATGTAGTTAGCTCAGATGTAAGTACAGGTCAAGCACTAGAAAGAAATATTACAGGAAACGCAAAACTAGGTTAATTATATAAATAAGTTTAATATGAGAATAGTAGAATTATTAATAGACGAAGAACAATTATTTTCTGGCATAGAAGCCATATCTATTGTGGACCAACCTGCAATAGAAGAAAACTTTATTGCTCTTTCTAAACAACACGAAATAAAACTTGCACAAGTAGATGAAGAGAAAAGAATACTTATGGGTGCTGCATTAGTGCCAGATAAGAATATATATAGAAGAGATGGAGAAGAAGAGTATTATATATATTTCTCAAAAGATACTGTAAGAAAAGCATCTCAGTTATTTTTAATGAGAGGTAATCAAAACAAATCTACATTAGAACATCAAGCTGAATTACATGGGTTGTCTGTAGTTGAATCTTGGATTATAGAGGATGAAGTGCATGATAAATCAAGAAAGTATGATATGGATTTACCAATAGGTACTTGGATGGTATCAATGAAAGTAAACAATGATGAAGTATGGAATGATTATGTAAAAACAGGTAAGGTAAAAGGATTTAGTATTGAAGGATACTTTAAGGATAAATTAGAGATGGCAGCAATAGATGATGTAGAAAATGAAGAGGAAGCTACAGAAATACTATTAGAGATTGCCAATTCAATATTAGATAATAAATATGAATTACAAACTTATGGTGATTACGGAAGTGGTGTTAGAAATAATGCCAAAAGAGGTATTGAACTTAATAAAAAAGTAAACAATAAATGTGCAACAAGCGTGGGGAAAATAAGAGCTCAGCAATTGTCAAGAGGTGAGAAATTGAGTGTGTCCACGATTAAGAGAATGTATTCATATTTAAGTCGAGCAGAAACTTATTATGATGCCAATGATACTAAAGCGTGTGGAACTATATCATATTTATTATGGGGTGGCAAAGCAGGATTAAATTGGTCAAGAGGTAAGCTAAGAGAACTAGGAGAATTAGATTTAAATGATGATGACCCATGTCAAGCAGGATATGAACAAATTGGTATGAAAACTAAAAATGGAAGATTAGTTCCTAATTGTGTACCTAAAAAATAATTATGAAAAAGACAAATGAAACATTAGGCAGAAATGTTCCAAATAACGGAAGAAGAGGTTGTCTTTGTAAAGATGGCAAAACCTATTCTAGAAAATGTTGTGATGGAACTTTAAGAGCTCAAGGTATTGGAAGAATAACTGCTGAAGCACCAAAAACATATATGTTTAGAGTTGAGTTCTGTGAAGATGGACATCAACATAATGTTTGGTCAGATACTATAAATTTAACAGTTGGAAATACTTATTATTTAAGTTTAGCTAATGCACATCATACAGGATGTTATACTGTGCTAAGAACTACAAGCGAAGTTGGGTTACAAATAGATAGTTCAACAGAGTATGTTGACTGTGATACTTGTATAGCTGCAAACTAAAAATCTAACAACCTTATTTCACATTATTACTTTTATAAATAAAATTAATTTTATAATACTTATTTTATGGAAAAACAAAAAGCTACATCAATTCTAAACGACATCATGGAGAAATTATCTCTAATTAAAAAAGATGACGTTAAAGAAGTTGAGCTTAAAGAAGAAGAAGTTCAGCTTTCTGAGCAGCTTACTGAAGAAGAAGAAATGTCTAAAGAACTAACTGAACTTGCTTGTCAAGAAGAAGTGGTTGCAGAAGAACTTTCATCTGATGAGGTTGAAGCTGAAAAATTAGAAGAAGAAGCTCCTGTTGAAGAAGTTTCTGAAGAAATTGAAATGAACGAAGACAAGTACGTTTCAAGAGATGAATTTGATATGAAAATCAAAGCCATCATGGATAAGATTGAGGAAATGAGTTTAGGTTACCAAGAAGAAAAAGTTTCTATGTCAAAACAAATAGAAGAGCTTTCTAAAGAACCTGCTGCAGAACCAATCAATCAAGGTTCAGATAGTGAACCAGTAAAAAAAGTGCTATATGCACAAAACAGAGCATTTACTACTAAAGACAGAGTATTAAATTCAATTTATAACATTAATAATTAAAATAAATAAAAAATGGCTACAACCACTTCAATTACTACTACTTATGCTGGGGAATTTGCTGGAAAGTACATTTCTGCAGCATTACTTTCAGGTGATACTCTAAATGGAGGTCACATTGAAATCAAACCGAATGTAAAGTTCAAAGAGGTAATCAAAAAAGCAGCTACTGATGCTAACATCATCAAAGATGCTTCTTGTGATTTTACTGATACTGGTTCTCTTACATTGACTGAAAGAATTTTACAACCAGATGAGTTTCAAGTAAACTTAGAATTATGTAAAAGTGATTTCAGAAGCGACTGGGAAGCAGTTCAAATGGGCTACTCAGCATTCGATAACTTACCACCAAAATTTTCTGATTTCTTAATCGGTCATGTTTCAGGTTTAGTTGCAGAAAAAACTGAGCAAAACATCTGGGGAGGTGTTGCTGCTAATGCAGGTGAATTTGAAGGATTTACAGTATCAATGTTAGCTGATGCAGACGTAAATGATGCTGCTAATGATTCTCAAACTTCATTTACTTCATCTAACATCGTTTCTTTATTAGAAAATGTTGTTGATTCAATTCCTAACGCAGTTTATGGAAAAGAAGATTTAAACATTTATGTACCACCAGTTGCTTATCAAGCATATATCAGGTCTTTAGGTGGATTTGGTGCTTCTGGATTAGGTGCTGCAGGTGTTGATAACAAAGGTTCATTATGGTATAACAATGGAAACGCATTATCTTTTGATGGAATCAAAGTTGTGTTAGCTTCTGGTATGCCAAGCGACCATATTGTTGCAGGACAAAAATCAAACTTATACTTCGGTACAGGTCTTTTATCTGACCACAACGAAGTAAAAGTATTAGACATGGCTGACCTTGATGGTTCTCAAAACGTAAGAGTTGTTATGAGATTTACTGCAGGTGTTCAGTATGGTATCGGTTCAGATTTAGTATTATTAACATTAGCTTAATAACTAAATAATTGTATAACAAAAGAAGGGTAGGTGGTTTGTACTACCTGCCCTTTTTTATTAAAAAATAAAAATTATGGCTTGTACTTTAAACTTAGGAAGAAAAGAACCATGTAAAGACGTTGTTGGTGGCATTAGAGCTGTTTATTTCACAGATTTTGGTGATTTTGGAACAGTAACTCAAGATGCTGATGACCAAATAACAGATATGACTGGAACATTTACTGCATATAAATATGAAGTAAAAGGAAATTCATCATTTGAAACAAACATCACTTCGTCAAGAGAGAATGGAACAACTTTCTTCGAACAAACACTAAATTTAACCTTACACAAATTAACTAAAGAAGACAATAAGGAATTAAAACTTATTGCTTACGGAAGACCTCATGTAGCTGTTGAAGATTATAATGGTAATGTATTTATAATGGGATTAGAGCATGGTGCTGACGTATCTGGAGGAACTATTGTTACTGGTGCTGCTATGGGAGATTTAAGTGGTTATACACTTACATTATCTGCTATGGAAGTAAAACCAGCTAACTTTATTGACAGTCCTACTGCTGCTGACCCATACGCAGGTATGACAAATGCAACAGTTACTGTTACTGAAGGAACTAATTCTTAATAATTAGATATACTTTGTGGATTTAAAAGGGGTACATTATGTATCCCTTTTTTTATGCAAACAAATTATTATATATTTATTATTTATTATATGATAATACTAACAACATCAACAGATGCTCAAACTTTTAAGATAATTCCTAGAAGTACACCAAGCTCTGTTACTTTTGAACTTACTGATAAATCTAAACGTACTACAAGTACAGTTTCAGTTACAGTAAGCAATTCAAACGGGTATATGTCTATTACTGGCACATTTTCATTAATTGCCAATAGATTTTATTCGTTTATAGTAAAAGATGGTAGTACAATTATATACAGAGGAAGTATATTTTGTACTGACCAAACAGATTATAACGTATTTGATGTTCATTCTGGAGATTATACAACAGAGAACTCATACGATAATGACTTTGTAATATTATGACAAAAAAATCAAATAGAGCTGTAAGAAAGAGATTAACAGCTCCACAACCGAAACTACAAGTACAACAAGGTAAAATCCATGTTGTAAACTTGTCTTCATATACAAGACCAGAGATTAATGAAAGATATAATCAAGAATGGATTGAATATGGTGATGACAACAATTATTTCCAATACTTAATAGACAGATATAATGGCAGCCCTACAAATAATGCAGCGATTAATGGTATTGCAGAAATGATTTATGGAAAAGGACTAGAAGCTGTAGATAGCATAGACAAACCAAATGAATATAAAGAATTAAAAGAATTGTTTACTAAAGATTGTATGAAGAAAACTTGCTATGACTATAAAATGATGGGTCAAGCTGCACTTCAAATAATCTATTCTAAGGACCGTTCTAGCATCGTGCAAGTAGAACATATACCTGTAGAGAAGTTAAGGGCAGAGAAGGCAGATAAAAAGGGTGTAATCAACGCTTATTACTATGCTAATGACTGGTCTGAAATAAAAGGCAGTAAATTGCCAAAAAGAATACCTGCATTTGGAACAAGTAATTCAGGATTAGAAATACTTTATATTAAACCTTATAGAGCAGGATTTTATTATTATTCTCCTGTAGATTATCAAGGAGGTTTACAATATGCAGAACTTGAAGAAGAGATAGCAAATTATCACATCAATAATATTCAGAATGGTCTTGCTCCAAGTATGCTTATCAATTTCAATAATGGTGTTCCTACTGAAGAACAGAGAGAGCTTATTGAAAGAAGCATACAAGAAAAGTTTAGTGGTTCGTCTAATGCTGGTAGATTTATATTGGCATTTAATGATAGCAAAGAACTTGCTGCAAGTATAGAACCTGTCATACTTTCCGATGCTCACGAACAGTATAAGTTTTTATCTGATGAATCAATGAGAAAGGTTATGGTATCGCACAGAATTGTATCTCCTATGTTAGTAGGTATAAAAGACACTACTGGTCTTGGCAATAATGCTGAAGAGTTGCAGACAGCTTCAATACTTATGGATAATACTGTAATTAGACCAATGCAGGTTACTATACTTGATGAATTAGAAAAGATATTAGATTACAATGGTATTGAATTAGATATATACTTTAAAACACTACAACCTCTTGAGTTTACTGATTTAACTAATGCCATAACAGATGCTGAAGTTGAGAAAGAAACAGGTATTAAAAAAGAGGATGTAGAACCAGAACCAGAAGTCGAACAACCAGAAAATATTGAAGAATAATGGCAACAGCACTATTTATAAAAAGGTCGGACATTGTTAAGAATACAGCTTTAAGTGCCAATGTGGATACAGATAAGTTTATACAGTTTATTGCACTTGCTCAAGAGATTCATGTTCAGAATTATTTAGGTACAGATTTATATGACAAAATAAGTGCTGATATAATTGCAGGAACATTATCTGGAGATTATTTAGATTTAGTAAATGATTACATACAACCTATGTTAATTCATTTTGCTATGATTGAATATTTACCATTTGCAGCATATTCTATATCAAATGGAGGTGTATTTAAACATAATTCAGAAAATAGTTCTCTTGCCAGTAAAGATGAGATTGACTTCTTAATTCAAAAGGAAAGAGATTATGCTGAATATTATGCGCAGAGATTTATAGATTATATGAGTTTTCATGCACCAAGTAAATTTAGCGAGTATTATAGTAACAACAATGAAGATATATATCCTGATAAAGATACAGGGTTTCATGGATGGCAACTATAAAAAAGACATATAAACCTAAACAGGTTAATCAAAAAAAACTATTAACTTATCTGAATAAGATAAATAATAAAACAAATAAATAATGGCTTCATTATCAGGAAATAAAATAAAAGATACTTATCAGTCATTAATCAAGTTAACAGATAATGGCAATTTAACCACAGGAGCTAAACAACTTACTGATGGTTTTGGCAATAATTCTCCTTTATATATATCTACAACTCAAATAGGTATAGGAGTAACGCCTGAAGCAACATATGACCTTCACGTTTATCAAAATGCAAAAGTAGGA